AAGAGAACTGGTTACAACCTTTGGCGAACCATCATTCAAATCACTACAAGGCACAATGCTACACGGTGATGAAAGAAACGAATACGGTTTGCTATCAACATATTCATACTTAGGAATTTCTAATAGATCATATGTAGTAAGAGCTAACATAGACTTAGATCAGTTAGAAGGTTCTACAAACGCTCCAAAACTTGCTCCAGCAGATGGAACATACTGGTTAGACACAACTAACACAGATTGGGGATTATTTACAGCAAACACAACAGCAACTCCAAATGCTTGGGATAAGATGACACCAACAGTATTACTTGATACTCCAGGTGCCGCAGGCGGTAACGTAGCATCTAATGGTGATCCGGTTACAACTTATGGCCAAGATTTAGATTATGTGTTAGTGGCTTCTACTTCACCAGCAAAACTTTATCAAAAAGTTTCAGGCACATGGGAAGTGGTAGGTTCACCATCATGGAAATCAGCAACAAGCGCCAATGTTTACATTCAATCAGGTAACGGCACAGCACCAACTGTGGCAGTATCTGGTAACTACAAAGATGTTTGGTTAAAATCAACATCAGGTGGTCAAGGTGCAAACATTGTAATGAAATCATACAGCACAGCAACAAGCTCATGGTCATCAATCTCATCTGAAGTATATTCAAGAGATGATGCCGCTACAGCACAAGGCGGTAGCTCACTGTCTGCTAATGATGTGTATGTAAGATTTGATGATTTTGACGATGGTAACATTGCATCAGAATTAAGAGCAAATTTCACAGCAACCTCATCAACTGTATCATCAACTGATTTTGCTAAAAAATCAATTGAAGCATTTAGTGGTGCAACTGCAACTCCGGAAATTCAATACGAAGTTAGAATTAGAGGAGCAGGTACATCAACAGTTGCAACTGGTAATGCCGCATCATTACACAATGGTGTAGCAACAGGTGGATCCAACACTGCAATTAGAATGGAAATTAATGGCCAAACTATTACAGTAACAGGTGCCGCAGGTGCAGGTAACCCAGTAACACTTGCTGAGATTGTCACAGCAGTTAACAATGATTCAACACTACAGTCAGCAAACATCACTGCTAGTATTGATTATGTTAGTGCAACAAGACAATATTTAAAATTAACAAGAACTGGTGGTTATGCAGTTTACATTCAAGACGGTGCTGATGACACAAACATCAAAGGTGCGTCAACTTCAGATCTTGGATTTACTGATAACACATCATCAGGCACACCAGCATTTTACTACAAATCACTTTGGTCAGATGCAACTTACGAAGCATCAGCTTCAGCACCAACAAGTGATCCAGTAAATGGCTCACTATGGTACAAAACAACTCAAGACGCAGACTTGTACATTGCAGAAAACGATGGCGGTACTATGAAATGGTTGGCTTATGCTAACTCAAAAGATAGATACGACGCAACTTCTGTAGCGGCAGGCGGTCTTAGAGATTTACAAATTGTATCAGGTGAACCAACTAAGAGATCAGATGAAACTTCAAACTTACAAGACGGTGATGTTTGGATTGACTCTGATGAATTAGATGCTTATCCAAAAATTTACAAATACAGTACAGCCACATCAGCTTGGGTATTACTAGACAATGCAGATCAAAGCACAGCATCAGGTGTTGTGTTTGGTGATGCAGTAGGTAATCCAGGTGGAGCAAACGAAGATGATCAAGATTGGGGTTCAGCGTATGCTAACTTCCATTCAGATGCTCCAGATCCTGCTGTTTACCCAGAAGGCATTATATTGTTTAACACAAGATTGTCAGGTTACAATGTTAAAAAATATGTAACTGATTACACTTTTGATAACACAAACAATGGTAACATTTGGGTAACTGAATCAGGATTAAAAACTGATGGGTCACCATACACTGGCAGACAAGCACAAAGAAATGTGATTGTTACAGCAATGCAAGGTGCGTTACAAGGCAACGAAGATATCAGAGCAGAATCAAGATTCTTTAACTTGATTGCCGCTCCTGGTTATCCAGAGTTACTTGATGAAATGGTTGCATTAAGTACAGATAGAAAATTAACAGCATTTGTACTTGCTGACACACCATTTAGATTAGCACCAGACGGAACGTCAATTCAAAATTGGGCAACCAATGCCAACAATGCTCCAACAAATGGAGAAGATGGCTTATTGACTGGTACTCCGTATGCGGCTGTGTATTATCCTTCAGGATTTACATCAGATCTAGCAGGCAACAATGTAACAGTTCCACCAACACATATTGCTATGAGAACAATGGCATTTAATGATCAGGTGGCATTTCCATGGTTTGCACCAGCAGGCTTCACAAGAGGTTTAGTAGACAACTCAACTTCAGTTGGTTATATCACTAGCGAAGAAGAGTTTAAAGCAGTAACATTGTCAGAAGGTCAAAGAGACACACTATACGCAAACAAGTTAAATCCAATTGCGTTTATTCCAAACAGAGGATTAGTGGTATTTGGTCAGAAGACACTATCACCAATTGCGTCAGCACTTGATAGAGTTAATGTAGCAAGACTGATTGTGTATCTAAGATACCAATTAGACCAACTTGCAAAACCTTTCTTGTTTGAACCAAATGACAGAATTACTAGAGATCAAGTTACAGATACTTTCAATAGATTTATGGAAGATCTTGTTTCTAAGAGAGCAGTGTTTGATTTCTTAGTAGTTTGTGATGAAACAAACAATACTGGTGCCAGAATTGATAGAAATGAATTATGGATTGATATTGCTATTCAACCAGTGAAAGCAATTGAATTTATCTATATTCCACTTCGTATCAAAAACACTGGAGAAAGTTTAACAAGTTAATAAAATAAAGGGGTAAGCGAACCTTATCCCTTTAATTTACCTTTAAATGGATATAAAAATTTTTATAATTCATACAAAAGTGTAAATAATAGTATTAAGGAGAGAAAACAAAATGGCAACACTTTCAAAATTTGGTGTACCAATAGATGGATCAACAGGTAGAGGCGGTATTTTACAGCCTAAACTGAAATATAGATTTAGAGTTAGATTCACTAACTTTGGTAACCTAGGTGCGTCACCTCTTCAACTGACTCAACAAGTTATGTCGGTTACGAGACCAAAGATTAACCATGAAGAAGTACCAATTCATTCATACAACTCAGTTGCATACATGCAAGGTAAACACACATGGGAATCAGTTAACATAACACTTAGAGATGATATCAACAATAACATTTCTAAACTTGTTGGTCAACAAGTACAGAAACAGTTAAATCACTTTGAACAAACTTCTGCAACATCAGGATCAGTTTACAAGTTCGGAACTAAAATTGAAATCTTAGATGGTACAAATGACACAGAACTAGAACAATGGGATTTAGAAGGTTGTTTCTTACAAAATGTTGATTATTCAGATGGTGACTATGCAGTATCAGAACCAGTACAAGTTATCTTGACACTGAAATATGATAATGCAATACATCAAGCACCAGGCGACACTATATTCCCTCTACTTGGTTTAGGTGGATCTGGCGGATTAGTATAATAATTACTATTTCGTTTAACCCTTACCAGCGGAGTAATAGAATATGGCAGTTTTAAAACCAGCTAACAGAGCCGCGAACCTTTATCTTCGCGGCTCAAATCATGACCCAGCTCCAAGACAAGCACATCAATATGTTGTGGTTTTCAATATGTACCAGCTGGCAGTACCGGAGCATTTAAAGACAACTTACGACGAATTAAATCAATTCAGAGACAGATTGCACTTCTTAGTAAACAGTGTTGATCAACCCAAGTTCACAGTGGATCAAACTGTGTTAAATCAATACAACAGAAAAAGAGTTGTTAATAGGTCAATTACATTTGATCCTTTGAGTTTTAGAATGTATGACACACATGATGGGTTGGGATTAAAATTTGCAAAACTGTTGTATGAATTTGAATTTCAAGGTGCAAGATTAACACAAAAGAAAAGTGGTGTTCAAGGAGAATCAAGATCTGAAGATCACAACTACAATAGAAATTTATATCAAACAGAAGATCAGTTTACAAAAAGTCATCATTTTGGTCTTGCTACACACAACAATTTTCACAGTCGTCTTTTAAAACACATAGACATATATCAGGTTGCAGGAAAGATGTACAGCAAAACAAGAGTGATATATCCAAGATTGGCAAGATTTGATATGGATCAACTTGATTATGCTCAAAGCGGTGTAGTTAATTTGAGTTTTGGTTTTCAGTATGAAAACTTTTTAATTGATCAGGTGGCACAACCATTAGATTCAAGTGAAACAGAATATCCATTAGAAGAAATGTTTGGAGACACAGCAGGAGATTTTTTAGATACGCCTGCTGTTACTGAAACTGAAAACCCGCCTGCACTTGGTAAAAAAGATAACAAAGAAGGTGCAACAGGAGATTCAGGCAAAGTAGGTGACAGCACAAAAGGTTCACTTTCTTTAAATCAAGTTGGCAATCAAATTGCCGGAGCAGGCAATGAAATTATACAAGGTTATGGTAACACCAAAGCCAAAATAATTTCTGGTGTAAAAAACAGTACAAAGAGTGCTGTGGGTAACTTTACAGGATTAGGCAAGTAATGGCATACAATCAAGTAAGAAACAGTACGTCTACTGTTGAAACAGTTGGTGGGATATCAACTATTGTTTCTCAGTTTGGATCAATAACCAAACAGATACTAGGTGGACAATCTTACAACACATCACAAGATATTTCAAATGCCATATTAGAAAATTTAGGTTTAACACAAGATCAAATCAATCCAAGAACATACGAATTGATCAAAGGAATATTTGAAAAATATTCTGATAACAGTTCTTTAGTTGAAGCATACACACTGTTGGCATTAGATGCCATTAACAAGTTTGGTGTTAGATTTAGTGACCTAGTTGAAACTACAAAAAACGATACTTTGCAATTCACTGAAGTAGGTATTGCATTATTAAATCATTATAGACCGTCCACTAGTCAAATAGCAAGAAGAAAAACCAATTTAGAATTAGATACAAACAAATTTGTTAAACGTCATATTATTGCTTAAATAAGTGTATGAAGTTTCATCAAGGGTTTTACAAAGTTAAGAATGAACAAAAGTATGTGGGAAATAGATCCCCTCGTTATCGTTCTGGATGGGAATTAACTTTTATGAGAATGTGTGACAACCATCCTAGTGTGATACAATGGGCTAGCGAACCTGTAAGGATACCATACAAACATCCGTTCACTGGAAAAATGAGTATGTATGTACCAGATTTTATGATGGTGTATGTTAACAAAAAAGGAAAAAAGATTGCTGAAATGGTTGAAATAAAGCCAAAGAAACAGACCACATTGGAAAGTATCAAAAGCCAACAAGATAAAGTAAATTATTTGATTAACAGAGCCAAATGGTTAGCGGCAGGAGAGTGGGCAAAGAGGAAAGGAATTAGATTTAGGGTCTTGAATGAAGACTCAATCTATGCTATAAAGTAAATTATGTCAGTGAAAACAGGAGGCCCAATTACATCAACGTCTGGTTACCCACCATGGACAAAATTTTGTTTAGTAAATG